TTTTTTTTTTTTTTTTTTGCGTTGATAACCTAGAGGTTGAAGTCAACGATAGTTTTTCAGGGTATGTTTATCACGTATTTTGTCCCTTTCATGTATCCAGCTTAAAGTTTGGCTTTCGGCACGCACTCGTCATTTAAGACCACCGGATAGTGGGCATAGAATATAGGCTTACACAAGGCCTGTCTTTCAACCATCAATTCCTTCCATAATTGTAGTCTGCTACTACAACTAGGGTCTAAGCAAGCAAGTTTTATAGTCACCACGACTCCCAGGATTGCCGTCCCAGAATTATTAAATATGATTTTTATAGTAAGGAAAAAAGGTCACAAAACCTTACAAACCTCAGTACCCTAACCACGTCGAACGACATGAGGCGTAGCCGCATGCATTCTAAGGTTTGGGTGTCCAACTTTCAATTGTGCATAATACTCATCAACAGTTAGGCCCAAGGCTTGCGCCAATGCCAATTTATCCTGTTGATCGTTCTCAAAGAACGATTTGCTAGCACTCTTGTCAAACCCACTGCGAGGAGCAACGGGAGGTAAACCAACGGCTTTATCTTCAGGACAAAGAATCGAAGCATCAATGTGAACTATATCAGAACAGTCACTCGTTGGCGCCAAAATTGTGACCGGCTTTTTTGGACAATTACGCCCTATGTGATCAGGATCAACCTTCCCACAATAATAGCACGGATCAAGTGAGACTGGCTTGTCTCTCCATTTCACTTGGACTTGCTGTTCAGCCAACCATTCCTTGAATGACTGAAACAAATCCTCATCATCTTTCTTCTCCTCAGAAGGAAGGTAACAAACAGCATAACCACTAGCACCGTCGTTCAGACAGTCCGTGATCTTATCCATCTGTGTAATCAAGTCATATTGAAGGCCAGATTGATTCACCGCACGTAAACGCGACGGTGAAGCTGACCCATAGAACAAATCCCATGAACAGTAATCCGACACAGTTCCATTATAGGAGTACACCTTACCAGTCGGTATAGGTGCACTAAGAATTCGCATTGCAAACCAAGACTTGACGGGCTGAGTAAACCCAGACGCCAAGTAAGATATACCTGAACTCAATGGAACTACGTACGATGAGTTACCACTTGTAGGAAAGAACTCATTGGATATAGCTGTCCACGTGTAAGTCCCGGCTGCCTCCTGAGTAGACGTCATGGTAATGAAACCGAACGTAACACCCTCACCAGAGAATGTGCCAGAACCAATTGTCACCGTACCTTGAAGAGACAAGCTAAATAAATAGCCTTGACCGTCAACAAGGGTTTGCACTGCACCTTTCGAGATTGATTGTGAACCAAGAATGGTCCACACACCATCATTTCCATTAGGATTAATAGGAGCTGACCTAACCGAAGTGCTACCAGTATTGAAAACTGAACCTATATCCATGACATTCCCTTCATCACCACCGCGATTTGAGACAACGCCATTTGACAACAACACGGCATCAGCAGTAAGAGTACCACTGACACCTGCTGGAGTAGTGCTGACCGTATTAGGGTTAAACACCAAGTTCAACTCAACAGGGAGAATTGGGTTAAAAAACTCAATCTCGAATTCATGCCAAACGTAGCCGACACAAGTACCAGCATTAGCCAATCCTTCCACCCAAACACCAAATTGGCAAGGGGCGTTGAATCGCTCGTCAGCCACGTTACCCGTTCGAATATAATACTTTTTACTCAATTGACTGGGTAGAGTCATTGTAGTAGACCTCCACACAGCACCAAATGCAGAGCTAGCATATTGCATAGCCTGCACTGCATTGGTAGGGCCAAAGGTATTATTAACGTCCTTGTCAGCAGCCATCACAATCTGTCCAGCAGTATTAGTGCCACATGACGGATCATAACGTATCTTACTCTTCACAGAGAACATCTCAAAACCTTCGGCCTCCACATTCGCCTTTGGAAATAGTAGAGCCTGTAATGGGTTCAACACGATGGGGGGAATCAATGCGAAAAAAGAAGCCGAATTCACGGGCGTGTAAACAGCTTTAATCATCACTGATTGACGATACTTATTCTTCCCAACCGCAGTCCAACCAATAGTACGAGGTCTACTATCAACAGCAGAAGGAGCCAACAACATGTCAACGTGCTGACTCTTTCCTTTCATTTTCTTCTTACCTTTGGGTTTCCCCTTAGATGAAGTCTTCTTTTCATGTGGCTTAGTCGCGGCAACGACCTTAGCCTTCTCTTTTGCCAATTTCTTTTTCTCCTTCCGCAGTTTTTTCTCTTCTTCCGATTTAACCATAGCAGATTGAAATTTTAAACCACTCTGGGAGGACGAGTCGCTTAACCAGAGGTTGCGAAGCTCGCGAGGAGTCTTGAAATTCCCCTTAGCCTCCTCCCACTCCGGATCGCCGCACATAGCTACATCGTACTTACGGATCAAAGTGTTGGCCAATGATGTACAATAGTCATACACTTCAGGATTAGGATAATTGATAATTCGCATATTCATCAGGCGCTTCATGGTAGTGAGGAGATTACCAGGCTTCTCATTACCGTACCTAACTGAACTAATCATCTTGTCTGTCCCGAGTTTTGGCAATGGCTCACCTCGCTCGAAACCAGTATGTTGGGACAAGTACTCAAGTTCACAAACAGGCAACTTCTCAGTTGACTGAAATTTCAAAATTCGTCCAAGGTTGTTATAGTTCCAAAGAGTAATAGAAGAGGGATTAAACCACTCATCTATAGAATCAGATTGACTCCACATACCATCGTCACCATGCTCAACATCAGATATAACACTTTCAAAGTCACTCTTTTCAGGGAGCACACCGTGTTCATCCACATACATATCAATAAAACTGCTGTTAAAAACAATCTTATTATCGATAGTATTATCGATCAAAGTATTAGACTTACCGGAGTCCTGGGTGTACCATTTAAACACCACAGTACCATCAGCAAGTACAATTGCACATACGACACCCTCCTTAGACAAATTAGTGTGTGCTAACCGTTCAGACTCGTTCCAATCACTTAGAGCTTGCCTAACAGCT